GCGGGGGCGGTGGCGGAGGGCGAGGGAAGGGGAGACGACACCCCCGAACCCTGCCACTGGCTGACAATCTCCAGTAAATAACCATGCGACTTTAAGGGCAGTTTCAGACGACCTTGGTCGCGGGCGTTGACCGTCTCGTTAAAGCCATAAATCCAAGCCTCGGTAGGAGCAGGGAAACAAACCCCGTCGCGTACCGCCTCCTGTGCCTTAATCATCGGCAGCAACTCATTCAGCAGTTTCGCGGTACGCGCCCAAGAGAGCTGGGACTTGGCGGGGCGGAACAAACCGATATACCGTATCGCCGCCTTGCCCAATTCCACATCCATCTCCAACACAGCCTTTAATACCGCTGATGCGTCTGCGTCATTGATTAAGCTGTCCAGGCTATGCACCGCACCGCAGTTCGGGCATTTGATGTTCATGACTCGCTCTCCCATAATGTTCGACGTTCAACCGTCTTAACGGTCTTGACGGCTTTCCGTTCCCATCTTCCGCAGTATCGGCATTTGCGTGATTGTTTATTGGCATAAATCCATTTGTGATGCCATTCAGTTAATGCACACCCTCCGATACGTTCGTATTCGTCCCATTTGACTTCGGTAACCACCTCTGTTTCAGGGGTTTTCACAAAACAAAATGTCTCAACTTTTTCGGAGCCGTAATAAATCCTGCTGCCAATAAAGTCTCCAAGACCGTCTTCAATAAACCAGCCGATATACCAGCCGAACCCATCTTTAAACTTAACAATTCGCGGATAAGCTCCTGAAGCTTCAAGCAGTTTGGCTTTTTTCTTCAAAAATCGGAAAATATAGCCAATGTATTTAGGGTCTTTTTTAGGGTTGTATTGCTCAATGTCCATCACGCTTCCTCCCATAAATTTATCGCTTGAGCCAAAGTTTCCGCTTCCGCCGTTTTCCACATCCCATCCGGCGACCGCGCAGCAATCACAAATCCCTCACCGTCCTTTTTCATGACCATGAGTTCCCCACGGTCTTCCAGCCATTCAATTAAATCTTTTTCGTTCATTTCCGCTCTCCAATTTGTTTAACGCCTTCTGCGCCGTTCATCGCGTGGTGCAGTTGCACTTTTTTCCCTGCCGCGTGCCCCTTGACTATTGCCTTAATCATCGCGTCACTCCCGTCCAGTTTGGACGACTTGGCGTCTCTAACTACCGCCTTGGCGATATGCGGATGTTTTTTTCTTTTATAGTCAGCCATGACCGCCTTTTCATCGTCTGACATCTCAAATTCTTTGACGGCACCCCACGCACCCATCATCCATCCGTTACAAAACTGGTCGGCAAGATAGGTTCTGTTTGATGGTTTTCTTGCTCGGCAGGTTTTCAGAAATTCGCGACGGGCGGCGGAAATCTGCCGATAGACCACATCAAAAGCATAGGAAGCAATCTCAGCTCGGTTGCCCAAACCGTAAAAAACCATTGCATCTCCCTGTTGATAACATTTGCACCCGAAAACTTCGGAAATCATGTTTGCGACGGCCCACTGCCACTCGGCCAGCTTAACCGCCATTCTCCGGTCAGCCCCTTGTTCAGAGACTTCTGATAAAGCAATATCTACAGCATTGACTTCATACTTCTCCATCAAAGCCTGCGCCTGCTTTAATGCCTGTGCGGCTTCATGTTCATTTGCCGACTTACTCAAAGCCAAGCATTTCTTGATTTTGTCTAAGATTTTCTCTTTATTCATTTCTTAAATCCTTTTAAATCAACATCTTATATTTTCAACAAGGCAAAAAAATATAGAGCAACATCAACGGCTTACCGTTTTAATTGTCGTCATACCCGTCATGGCATTTGCCTATCATGTGCAACACGACGATTCGGGCCAGCATTTCAAGCCAAATCCCCAACAGCACCAACACTGCCAATCCGACAACAAACCAAATCATTTTTTCTCCTCCTTCTTCTCGGCAGGCCGTTTA